GCAGTTCCAGCAATCGTAGCAACATAGTTGCCTGTTGTGTCTGATCCTAGAGCGATAGAGCCAGATATAGCAAGCGTACCGCTTGCATCGGGGAGGCTTACAGTTCTATCAGCGGTTGGGTTTACAACCGTTAAAACAGTTTCATGTTCGTCTGTTGTTGAACCTTCAAAAGTAATGAAATGTGGTTCTGGGAGATAGATACCATGAATTCTTGGAGTTCCACCAGTAGCCGTAATTTCTGGTCCATTAATGGTTGGAGTGGTAAGTGTTTTATTAGAAAGCGTCTGTGTGCTGTCTAAATCAACAGAGAGTGCATCGTTAATTAAATCTTTATTAAGATTAGGCATATTCCACACCGCTAATTGTAAATGTCACAGCGTTAGCTGTTACTTGATCAACATAGATTTTACTATTAGCAGGTACGACTATGGATGTATTGTAGTACACAACATTGTTTGCCAAAACATTCACATTACTTATAATTTTATTATTCGCCGCCGCCGTTGCTGCTCCAACAAGAATATGAATGCTGCATACAGCATTAGATGCAGTTGCATTGCAAAGATTGATGTTTTTGATAATTGAATAATTACCAGCAACATTAGCTGTTGTATAGGCATCAGTAGTAGAACCACTGCCAATATAAAAACTTTTTGGCGTTAAATTAGCCATATTATACCCCCATCCACATTAATACTTCATTGTCATATGTTGTTGTATTCATATCTTGAATAACAGCAGCATCAAGAACATGGTCAACATAAGCGCCAGAAGTATGGGCTACTGCTGTAGTACCATCATAACCTCTCTGCTCAACAGCAAGAGTGTTTGATGACCTTGAAGAAATCAAGATTTTTTCCTCAGCGGCATAACCACGGTCAATAACAACAACAAATGGATTATTTCCACTAGGGTATGTTGAACCATCTAGGACAGAAATAGATGAAGCTGAGTTTGAAATATTTGCTGTAATAGTTGTTCTAAGGACAGCACCACTAAATTCTCTTCTTAGCACCTGCCCTCCTTAGTCAATACTGATATCAAGATCGCCTGTTGCAATTCTTAGAGTATCCCCAGCATCCGTTGTTTTATTTGTTGTGAGTGAACCGTACAGCAACATGTTGCCGCTAGTTGAAGCATCAAAAATACCAATTGCTACAGTGGTAGCGGCTGGCATTCCTGTAAAATCAATATTGGTGTCGTTTGATGTTGCACCACTTGCAGCACCAGTAAATGTCGCTACTTGACGAGCGTATGAACCACCAGTAACTTCTGTTCCACCACCAGCTTCACCAGGTGTAACGGTAAACAATCCTACATAAACATCTGCTGGCATTGTGTACGAAGTAGTACCCAGGAAGTGATCAATAAGTTTATTCTCAAGATAGTTTGTAAGATTGCCTGCCATTATTTAATCCTCCTGATTAGTATAATACAATTCCTTTTCTTCATCACTAGGTAATCTAAAATTTTCTAGTGCAAGAAGAAAGTTGGCTTCTTCCGATGGAAGCAAGCCCATTTTATTCCTTTGTGAAAAACGAAATCCAGAACCAGTTGAATACCCAGATCCGCTTTCAAATACAATTAAAACTTTTCCTTCTTTAGAAATAATATCTTCAGTAATTTCTTTTTTTACCGCAGCTTTTTTCACCACTGCTTTTTTTGGTTTGTTAATTTCTTCAGATGTTACGCTTGTTTTTTTATTAGTCATATTATCAATCTTACCACTTATATTTATTTAAATCAATTAGATATGATAAAAGGCGGGGTTCTTGTGAACCCCGCCCGTTATCTACTTTAATTGTTTAGATTAGAGTGAGCGCAACTTAACATTCTTACCGATTACATATGAATCAGCATTTTCAATGTTGTTTGCAACTCTCATGTACTGTGTGTACTCAATGGTGTCAGTCTTTGGCTTGAACTGGCGGTACACTGTGATGTCACGGTGGATACCAATTACACGGTTATTTGGGAATGTAAGTTCCACAAAGCCATGCGATCCTGCTGCGCCCGAGTAGTCACCAGTTGCGGTTTCTGGCATCAAAGGTACTTCAACAAGAGGAATACCAAATGGTGAGAGACCAGTTGCACCTGGACCACCATTTGCTCTCATTGAGCCTTGCAAGAATGCCATTTCACCAGCTGTTGACATTGGTGCAGGTGCGCCTGCAGTTGCCTCAGTTGCTGAGTTTGGATTACCCAAGCTATAGATTGAGTCCTGAACAATGCCTGGACCTGTGAAGAATCGCAGTTCATTACGGCGCTGCAAGTACTTGCTTGGCAAGGTACGAAGAACCTTATCGTAGGTTGAGCGAGAAACATTGTTTCCTGCGAAATCTACAACATCTCCGCTTGTTCTTGCAAGCTTGTTAAAGCCATCCAAAGCCTTAAGAAGACCGTTGTTTGACGATGTGTTGCCGTTGATGAACAAGTCATCAAGGTCGTTTGCGGTCTGGCGAGCCATGATCTGTGCGATATGGTCTTCCAGCGAAGCGCCCTCAATGTTGTCTTCCAACGATTCTGTTGAAATATTCCAGTCAAGACGGAGCTTTACAGTTGAAAGCGATACCTTGCTGAATGTGACAGCTGCATTTGCGCCATCATCTGTTGCTTCGGTTGCCTTTGCAAGCAAACGAGTGCCGACAGAGATCTTGTCAATGTCCATCTGTGGAGTACGCATACGAATTACTCGTGCGTTCTTCATCAATACTGATTGATCAACAACGAAGTCAAGGAAGCGATTGGCTTGCTCTGGGTAGAGAAGTCCACCACCACCGCTGACTGGGCTGCTATTTGAAACCACCGTAGTGGTTACTTCATTGGCTTTTGCCAAAATTTCTTCTTGTGATGCCATGTAGTTTTTCCTCCTTACCTTATGACCTATAACCTAGGGAGCTAATTAACTCCTGTGGCAAATATGTATTCTTCCAGAAAGAAGTAGGTGCAGACTTAACAAGTGCTTCACCCTCCTCTTCTTCAGCGTCTTCTGGATCTACGCTTTTCTTTACAGCGCCAGCTGCGGCAAATGCCTCAACTTTTTCTGTTTGCTCTGATAGAGCAAGCTCTGCTGTTTCCAGCTTTTGTTGCAGTTCAGCACTCTGAACTTCAAAACTCTTAGCAACTGCTTCAATTTTTTCCTGAACAGAGGCTTCAACTTCTTCCTTGATTGAAGTAGCAAAACTAGCCAGTTTTTCATCAACAACAGCACTCAGAGCGTCTTTAAGGATGTTAATATCCATTTCTTCCTCCTGTGTGTTTCCACTTACTTCAACGGAAGTTGAAGTTGTTTCCTTGACATCTTGGAACAACCAACCAACAAACTTCTTCAAAAGACTAAGTTTATTTGCTTCTTGTTCATTCATGTCAGAGATCTTATCATAATTATCATTTGCTTGCAATTCAGTGTCTTGCTTAATAACGGATTCCATATCTTTACTTTCTTCATCAATTGTATCAAAATCTAAAACCTCAAGTGTTGTTTCTGATTGATTATCTTCAATTAATTCAGCAGAATCTGATTTACCGAAAAGCTGAGCCAATGCCATAATTATTTCATTCATTGAAGACTCAATTTCATTCTCATCTTCCATCTCATCTTCCATTGAATCTTCAGACTCCGCAGAAACAGAAGGGATTTCAACTCCTGCTTCCATTAGTGACTCAAGTAGGTCTTCAAGAATAGATGTGATTTCATCGCCATCAACCATTTGTTTTTCAACGGTTTCTTCATTTTCCATATTGCTCTCCTTTTTCTTTTTCTTCTTTTTTGGCTTAAACTTTGGGTATCCAGACGGGAAAGGGGCAACTGTTGGTGAAGCAATTCCATTTCTTGATGGGTACTTAGATTCTGCATTATCTGTAGATACAGACACGGCGGGAGCTCCACCGCCAGCACCTAAGCCATCCTTCTCTACATCTTCACAAGTTCCGCAACCGCAATCGCAACCATCTTTTTCTAGGAGATCCAAAATGCCTTCAAGAACTGCATCCTCAAAACTATCTTCAAAATCTGCTTTTTCTTTAGTGTTTTGATACCTTTCAAGAAGTCTTCTTCCCTTGGCAGCAAGCTTTGCTGCATCCGACCTATTCTGAGGAACAGGCTCACCCCAAGCTGCTGCTGAAAGCGCAAGTCTTGTTGGTTCTCCATTTGGTTTTTTCATTGGTCCAGATGGATTGGTAAAAAATCTAGTCAGGAATGAACCTTTGCGGCGCATTTTTTCTGGAGTATCTGCTGCACCTCTAACACCTGGTTTTAGATTGGCACCCTCTGTTTCTTTAAAGTGTCTTCTTCCAGCAGCGGTTAATCCACCCTTAGGGTCTTTCAAAGGTTGCTTTGCTTTTGCCAATTGACAGTCTAAATCGCAGTCAAGGGCGTAGTTCAAACCACCCTCGTTATTCATCTTTACAAGGTCAATAACCGCTAAAGCATTCGCTGGGTTGTCTACAAGACTAAGTTCTCCAAGGACATATTTTTTAATAATATTTACAGGTCTGCCATTATACATCTTGTCAGCCATCTCTTCTTTCTTGATGACTTTTCCACCAATAGAAAAAGAACGAAGAGTACCATCAAGGACTTTTTGCCAAGTATCCTCGGCACCTTTTGAGATATACGCCTCTACTTTAAAAGCATTATATGTATTTCCGTCTTTGTCAGTAATTGTTACTGGCTCATACTTAACAGCCTTACCAACAGCAATTGGTGCATGCATTTCACGGATGTTTCCACCCCAGTTGGCAAAAGCTTCTTTTGAAGCCTCAAAATCAACAATGTCGTTAGACTTATCAATATTATCTGCAGTAGCAATACCACTTACAATTCTTTGCTCCTTCTTGATCATATCAATAGGGAATGAAATATTAAAATCAGTCATGCATACCTCGTAACTCTATATGTTATATTGTTTTTAACAATATTGCAAATCAGCCTAGTGCAAAAACAGATACAGCAGAGGCAGCAGTG